GTGCGCACCAAGATGCCGGGCGGCGTGAACTGGCAGACCGTGCCGGCGATCGCGGGCGAGATCTTCCCGGTGCTGGAATACGCGGACGCCACCCGCGAATGGCGCACCGGCGTCAATCGCCAGGCGCAGGGCCTCGACGCCAATGCGCTGCAGAACACCAGCGCCACGGCCGCCATGCAGGTCTACAGCGCCGCGCAGGCGCGCATGAAATTGATCGCGCGGATTTTCGCCGAGACTGGCATCCGCGACCTGTTCTCGCTGCTGCACGCGGTCATCCGCAAGAACGGCTCCCAGGCCGCGACCGTGCGGTTGCGCAACCAGTGGGTCACGGTCGATCCGCGCGACTGGAAGGAGCGCAACGATCTCACCATCAATGTCGGCCTTGGCACCGGCGGCAAGTCCGAGCGGCTCGCCCATGTGATGGCGGTGATCAATCTGCAAAAGGAGGCGCTGGCGGGCGGCCTCAGCAACCTGGTCACGGTGCAGAACCTCTACAACTCCGCCGCCGAGGTGGTGAAGCTGGTGGATCTCAAGAACGTCGATCAGTTCTTCACCGATCCCAAGACCCAAGCCCCGCCGCAGCCGCGGCCCGATCCCAAGCTGATGCAGATCCAGACCCAGGCGCAGCTCGATGCCCAGCAAGCGCAGGGCCAGCTCGCCATGCAGGACCACAAGGCGCAGCGCGACGCCGCGCTTGCGCAACAGCGCTTCGAGCTCGACCGGCAGATGGCGCTGCTGCAGCACGAGCTGGCGATGCGCGATCAGCAGTTCCGCCACGTGCAGGCCGCGGTCGGCACGGCGCTCGGCCCGCAAGGCGCGCCCGATGGCAGCGCTGGCGCGCCCGGTGCTCCTGTGCCCGGCGCCGGTGCATCCGCGGCCGCCGCCCTGGTGGCCCAGCTGATGGAAATGATCCGCCAGATGAACGCGCCCAAGCGCGTGGTGCGGGACGCGCAGGGCCGGGTGTCCCACGTGGAGCCGATGTCGATGACTGAGCCGGTCGCGCCGCCGACGCCGGTTCCGGCCGCCGGCGGCGCAGCCGGATATCAGATGGCCGGTGCAGACCCCGATCCATTCGCGCAATAACGCACCCACAATCCGCAAGAGGACCGCATGGCGAGCTTCAACAAGTTCAACGCCTTCGTGGCTGACGTTGCCAACAAGGTGCACAATCTAAGCGCCGACACGCTGAAGATCATGCTGAGCAATACGGCGCCCGTCGCCGGCAACGCGATCAAGACCGACATCACCGAGATTGCGGCCGGCAATGGCTATGCGGCCGGCGGCACCGCCGTCACCATCACGTCTTCGGCCCAATCGGGGGGAACCTACAAGCTGGTGGGCAGCAACGTGACCTACACGGCATCGGGCGGCACGATCGCGACCTTCCGCTACGCCGTCATCTACAATTCGACGGCGGCGAGCGGCAACCTGATCGGCTGGTGGGACTACGGAACGACCGTCTCGGTGACCAACGGCAACGCGTTCCAGGTCCAGCTCGACCCGACCAACGGCATTTTGCAATTGGCTTGATCATGGCTGCCGTCCTCAAGAATCTCGCCCGCATGACCACGGCCACGACCGGCACCGGTACGCTGACGCTCGGCGCCGCCGTCGCGGGCTATCTCAGCTTCGACGGCGCCGGCGTGCCGGACGGCGCGACCGTCTCCTACGGCATCAAGGACACCGGCGCCAGCGAAGCCGGACGCGGGAGATACACCAAGTCCGGCACCACGCTGTCGCGCGACACGATCTCGGAATCGACCAATGCCGGCAGCCCCATCAACCTCTCGGGCGCCGCGGAGGTCTTCGTGACCGCGCTGGCCGAAGATTTTCTCGAGGCGACGCTGCTCGCGCATGCGCGGCTCGGCGGAATTTGATCGACTGCGGCGCAAGCCGCCAAGCGGCACAAGCCGCCGATGCGGCGCAAGCCGCCAAGCGGCGCAAGCCGCCAAGGAGCTTGATCCATGGCATTCACGCAGAACAATCTCGCGACCCTGATCCGGCAGCCGCAGAACGGCAAGGTGCAGATCGCCAATGCGGACGGCCAGAATCAGAAGACCGTCTATAGCGCGGGCCCAAGCGGCTCCAAGCTGTCCTCGCTGATCGCGACTTCGTCCGACACCTCCGCCCGTGACGTGCAGGTGAGCATCACCAATGGCGGCACGTCCTATCCGGTCGGGACGGTGTCGGTGGTGGCGGGGGCCGGCAATGCGTCGGGGACGAGCGCGGTCAATCTGCTCGACCCCGCCAAGATGCCCGGGCTTCCCTACGACAGCGACGGGAATCCATTCATTCATCTGATCAGCGGCGACACTTTGACGGTTGCGGCCCTCACCACCGTCACGTCGGGCAAGCTCATCACGGTGACGGCGGCGACGGTGGGGGATTTCTGATGTTCCTGGGGCCGAATTCGCGGGTCACGGGCGGGGTCGCGGCCCGGCGCGCATTCCCGGCCGGAACACAGCTTGCGTTCATCAATGTGGTCGCGCCGCTCGGGTGGGTGCGGGTGTCGACCTATGACGACGCGCTCTTGCGTATCGTCGGAAGCGCGACGCCCTCCAGCGGCGGCAGCAACAATTTCTCGACCGTCAATGCCCAGGCCGGAACCGGGACCGGCACCACCGGCACCGGCAGCACCGGAACCGGGACCACCGGAACCGGAACGTCGGGCAGCACCACGCTCACGAGCGCGCAAATTCCGGCGCACACCCACGGTCTGGCCTATGTCAGCAACGACAGAACAAATGGCACGGGCGCCTATACGTTTCCGAACATAGGGGGTTCCGGCAGCGGTACCGCGACAACCGACAATGGCACGGGTGGCGGCGGCTCGCACAATCACACCGTTCCGGGTCTGTCGGTTCCGGCGCTGTCGATACCGGGGCTGGCAATTCCATCGCTGCCGGTCAGCTTCAGCATCAAATATGTCGACGTGTTGATAGCAAGAAAGAGCTGAAGGAGAGGCGCATGAAGCTGACGATCATTCCATCCGACAACATGGTCCATATCGACGGCACCGCATTGCCGGTCGATTGCGCGGCGGTCGCCGACAGCCAGGCTCCCGGAGCCGAGGTTCATGCGGTGCAGTGGAACGGGACGGCCGGTTGGATCGAATATGGCGGCGACGATCGGCCGCCCAATAGGACGATCACGGATATCGCGCAATTTCAATCCGTTGTCGATGCGTGGACGAATGCGCAAGCGGTAGCCACAGCTGCAGCAAGTGCGGCTACTGCCGCAACGCCGGTGGTGAAACCGTGAGTGCGCAAGAGTCGATACAGACGCACCTTGGCGCTGCTGGCGGGGTGTATCTGCGCCAGCACCATTTGGTGAAGGCCGGCGATTTCCATCGTGGGCACAAGCATCATTTTAATCATGTGACGCTGGTGCAGCGCGGCGCGGTGCTGTGTGAGGTCGAGGGCCGGCCTCCGCTGCGTCTGGCGGCTCCGGTCTTTGTCGTCATCGACAAGGACGAGGTCCACCGCTTCACGGCTCTGGAGGACGACACGCTCTATTACTGCATTTTCGCTCTCCGGGACCCGGAAGGCGAGGTGACGGATCGGTATTCCGGGGACCCCGCGCCGTATGACGGCGTCCTCGATGCGCACTGCGAAGGTTGCCGGGGATGTCGGCAAGGCGGTTCGTATTGACCCAGATTCCGCGCGCCGATTCCGGCCTCGACTGCCCTCTGCACCGCAAGCCGATGGAAGATGTGTGCCACAAATGCCCATGGTGGTTGCAGCTGCGCGGGCTCAATCGGAATACCGGCGTCGAGGTGGACAGCTGGGGATGCGCCGTGGGCTTTCTGCCGATGCTGCTGATCGAGAATGCGAGCCAGACCCGCGGCGCCGCCGCCGCGACCGAGGAGGCCCGCAACCGGATCGTCGATGTGTTCGAGGGCGTGACACAGTCGCTGGCCGCGATCGCGGCCAAGCCCGCGATGCCGATGGTTGGCGAAAGCGCGAAGATGATTGACGTAGCCCGCGAAGAGCATCAGGGCGTTTACGCCCGTCTTCGCGGGCTATGGCGTTAACGCCCTGATGTCGACCGAGGGATAAACGACATGCTCGGCTTTGATGCTCTCGGTCGGCTCGCGCTCGGTCAGGCGAGCGCCGTGTCGGCCTCGACCACGATCCTGGTTGCGGCCGAAGGCGCGTTCACGCTCACCGGCACAGCCGCGACGTTCCAGATCCAGGAGGTCGACGCCTTTGGCGGCTTTGCTCTCACCGGCGAAGCCGGGACGTTCCAGGCGCAGCTCGCGGGCGCCTCGGGACCGTTCGTCCTCACCGGCGAAGCCGCGACGTTCCAAAGCCGGTTCGTCGCGGCACTCGGTAGCTATGGGCTGACCGGCGAAGCGGCGGCTTTCGAGAGCCAATTCGTCGCGGCGCAAGGGGCTTTTGTCGAAGCCGCCGTGGCGGCGACATTCGGGGACGTCCTGCCCGCGAGGCCGGGCGCGTTCGTCTGGACCGGCGAGGCCGACCTCACGTCGACCCTGGAGCCGGCGGCGACCGGCTATTACGGGCTGAGTGGCCGCGCCGACCTCAGCTACGACCTCCTGGGCGGCGGCGGCACGATCGTGGTGGGGACGTTCTCGCGCGGCCGCTGGCGCGAGCTGCAAGAGCAGATCGCGGCTGAGCAGGCGGCGGCGCGCGCAGC